ATGGGTTTAAATCTAAGTCCCTAACTGGTATCATGAATAAATGTACACAAGCAGGGTACAGGTTCGGAACTACAGGTACACTAGATGGAGCGCAAACTCATGAGTTGGTCTTACAAGGTTTATTCGGGAAAATCTACAAGGTCACCACAACAAAGTCCTTGCAAGATAACGACACTTTGGCAAAATTATCAATCAGGCGACTCGTTCTTACTTATCCACAGACACTCAGGAAAACGTTCGGCAAACAAAAATACCAAGACGAAATTGACTTTATTGTCCAACACGAAAAAAGAAATAATTTAATTTCAAATCTCGCTCTTGATTTAAAGGGTAACACGCTTGTACTATATAACTATGTTGACAAGCATGGAAAACCTCTATTTAATCAGATAAGGGATAAAGCAGATGAAGGTCGTAAAGTCTTTTTTGTATCTGGTGATACGGATACCTCCGACCGTGAAGCAATACGAGGCATTGTGGAAAAATTGTCAGGAGCAGTCATTGTTGCTTCACTAGGCACTTTCTCTACAGGCATTAATATTAAGAACCTACATAATATTATATTTGCTTCACCAAGTAAATCACAGATTAGAGTTTTACAATCTATCGGGCGAGGTCTTCGTAAATCTGATGACGGTAGGATAACAACTCTATATGATATCACGGATGATCTTAGTTGGCAAAAAAGACAAAACTATGCACTGCTTCACTCGTATGAACGATTGAAGATGTATAAAAAAGAGCAATTCGATTATAAAACAACGAAAGTAGAATTATGACAATTAAACAACTCAAACTTACGAACAACGAAGAGGTCGTTTGTGAAGTCATGGAACATCACGAGGAGACTGATGAGTTAGTCGTCAGAAAAATTCTACGAGTAATTTGCGCTGATGATTACGATCAAAATATAAGATACTATTCTTTTCGTCCTTGGAACTCCTTTCAAGATGATGCGGATGCAATATCAGTATTGAATGGTGGGCACATCATTACTGAAACGAATCCTTCTAATGTTTTAAAGGTACACTGGATGGGTGCATGGAAAGAGATAGAGCAAAGTGCTGAGTTAAAGAGAGAACTCGGACTTGATGAAATTATTAATGAAGCAAATGAATTAGAAGATGAAGATCTAGCAGAGTTCATTGAACAAAAACTTCGTGAAAAAGAGTTTAAGGAAAAACAGTCTTATGAAGTAGATTCGGCGACCCCGAACTTAATTCACTTTAAACCAAAGACCGACACGTTCCATTGAGGGTATTCCCCCTCTCTGGCGCATATATGCTATTATACTATAAAAAAACGATTTAGGCAAGGACTTTCTTTTCTTGTTGCAGAAAAAGATATTCCTTTACCTTTTCCATAAAATTTAGTATAATAATGGTGAAGGAGAATATTATGGCACGAACTAAAAGAGCAAGTATCCATTATGTGAATAATGCTGACTTCTCTGAAGCAGTCGTCGAGTATGTAAAAGAAGTACGAACAGCAAAAGAAAACAATCAACAACTTCCAGTAGTACCAGACTATATTGCTCAGTGTTTCCTACGAATCGCTGAGGGTTTGTCTCACAAATCTAATTTTATTCGCTACACATATCGCGAAGAGATGGTCATGGATGCAGTTGAAAACTGTTTGAAAGCAGTTGAAAATTATAACATCGAAGCAGCAACTCGTACAGGGAAACCTAATGCGTTTGCATACTTTACGCAAATTACATGGTATGCGTTTTTAAGACGTATTGCTAAAGAGAAAAAGCAACAGGATATCAAATTAAAATATTTAACAAGAAGCGGAGTAGAAAACTTTATCGACAATGAGTTGGGTGATGATATGTCTCAACAGGTTGTTGGTGCTTTCGTTGATACTCTTCGTGATAGAATCGAAAAAGTAAGAAGTGTTGACACTGAGGTGAAAGAGTTTGCTAAAGCAGAAAAGCAAGCGAAGAAAAGAACACGCTCAGTTGATTCTGATTTACAGGAGTTTATGACGTGATAGTGTTAGTATCATTTCCTAAATCTGGTAGGACTTGGTTAAGAGTAATGCTAGACAAGTTGAATGTCAAATATGAATATGAGCATGGTAAAGTCAACAAGGAAATGAAATTTTCATTTTATGAAAAGAAGTTGAAAAAACACTCAAAGCAAATGCATAAAATGCAGTGTATATACATGATTAGATGTCCAATAGATACAATCGTATCATGGTACTTCCAAATGGTTGTAAGGAAAAAAGATGATAAAATGCCAAATGAGATAAATCAATTTTGTAAGTTGAATATCCAAAAGGTAATTGATCATCATCTAGCAGTTTTAGAAAGTAAAGATTCTTTCGGATCCTTTCATCTTATTTCATACGAAAATCTAAAACGCAATTGCGTAGAAGAAATGAAATCTCTATTAGATTTTTGCAACAAAGTAATTCCTCATGATGAAATTAAAAAAGTCGTCGAAGAATGTGAATTTAATAAAATGAAAAAGTTCCATAAAGATCCTCAATACTCTAAAAGAAATTATCAATTTTATTCAAAAAACGGACCAGAAGCACAAAAGGTCAGAAAAGGTAAAATTGGTGGTTATGTTGACTACTTGGAAGAAGATACTATCGAAAAGTTGAATAAAATTCTAGCAAAAAATAATTATTATGAGAGATTGAAACAACATGAAGATCGCAGTTCTTAATGATACTCACTGCGGCATTAGAAACTCATCTGAAATATTTCTTAGGAATGCTGCAGACTTTTACAGTAAGGTTTTCTTTCCATACTGTGAAGAACATAACATTAAACAGATCGTACACCTTGGCGATTACTATGATCACCGCAAGTTTGTTAACTTTAAAGCACTGAATCATAATCGTAAGAATTTCCTAGACCCTATGCGCAAACTTGGAATGCGTATGGATATTATTCCTGGGAACCACGATACGTTTTACAAAAATACAAATGACCTGAACAGTTTGAAAGAACTGCTCGGTTACTATATGAACGAAGTCCATATTATCATGGAACCTACGGTGATGGAATATGGGTCTTTAAAAATCGCTATGCTCCCATGGATCAATCAAGAAAACTTTGATCCCTTTATGAAGTTTATTCGAGAGTGTAAGGCAGACTGGTTGGGTGCTCATCTAGAACTAAACGGTTTTGAAATGATGCGTGGTGTCAAAAGTACACACGGTCTTGATCATAAACTCTTTGATAAATTTGAAATGGTCTTGAGCGGTCACTATCATGCCTCATCTAAAATAGACAACATTTTTTATCTAGGAACTCAGATGGAGTTTTTCTGGTCTGATGCTCATGACCCGAAAGGGTTTCATGTAATAGATACAGAAACTCGTGAGATAGAAAAAATTAGTAATCCTCATACTTTATTTGAAAAAATCCTTTACGACGATGAGAAAATGGATTATAATAGTATGGACGTTGAACATCTTGACAACAAGTTTGTTAAGGTCGTTGTTATTAATAAAAAGGATCAGTTCGTATTTGATCGGTTTATTGATCGTATTCAAAACCGTGATATTCATGAACTGAAAATTGCTGAGAATTTTAGTGAGTTTATCGGTGAAAATGTTGATGATAACGAGATCAACTTTGATGACACAGCAGAGATTGTAGACACCTACATTGACGCAGTGGATACTGACTTAGATAAAAAACGCATCAAAGGGCAGGTGCGTGAACTTATGACGGAAGCACAGGCACTAGAAGTTGCATGATATTATTTAAAACAGTTAGATATAAAAACTTCCTGTCTACAGGTAATACTTTCACGGAGATAGATTTATCAAGAGATAAGTCTACTCTTGTCGTTGGTCAAAATGGGGCAGGCAAATCTACTATGCTTGATGCTATATCGTTCGGTTTGTTCGGTAAGGCACATAGAAGCATAAACAAAAATCAACTTATTAACTCAATCAACAACAAAGGGTGCGTTGTAGAAGTTGAGTTTGTAATCGGTAAAGCACAGTTTAAAATTATTCGTGGTATTAAACCAGGACTCTTTGAGATCTGGAAAAACGGTACTATGATTAATCAGTCGTCTCATGCTAAAGAATATCAAAAGATACTCGAAACAAATATTTTGAAACTTAACCATAAAACGTTTCATCAGGTAGTTGTACTCGGTTCATCTTCTTTTATTCCTTTTATGCAGTTACAATCAAGTCATAGACGTGAGGTGATTGAAGATCTGCTTGATATTAATGTGTTCAGTAAAATGAACGTTCTACTTAAAGAGAAAACGAATGCACTTAAAGATTCATTAAAAGACCTCAATTACAATATTGATATTCAGAATAATAAAATTGCTGCGCAAGACAAGTACATCAAAGATGTAGCAGCAGTTACTGAGGAATCAAGGAGGGACTATGAATCTAGGATATCAGCATCGAAGAATAACATCGATGACTTACAAAATGAGAATACTCTCATTAGCGATGGTCTCGAAGAAAATCTACGAAGCACCGAGGAAAGGATGTCGACTTTATCTGATCAACGCCAGACCCTTATGCTCAGAGGTCAAGATCTTCAAACGAGGTCTAAGGAAGTCGCCAAACGTGCCATGTTTTTTGAGAAGAATGAGGTATGTTCCGTATGCGACCAAACCATCTCAGACTCTCATAAACATGAGATTCTCGAGTCAGCGAAGTCAGAAGCAAAGTCGCTTCAATCCCAACGCAGTAAGATCAGTGAGGACGGGAGCAAGGTGGAGGAAGCGATTAGCGAGACCAGCGAGTTACTTCGAACGCTACGATCTAAAGTATCTCAACTCGGTGAGAACAACAGGGAGATCTCTGCGCTCCAGAACCAAATCCAAGAGTACCAGTCTGCCTTAAATAATCAGGTTGGTGCTGACTTAACTGAAGCAAAGAATGATCGCGATAAGATGAAACGTGATAAGGATAAAATGCTCGAAGATAAAATTACTATGTCTGAGCAGTTTAACTATAACACGGTTATCGCTGAAATGCTGAAAGATACTGGAATTAAAACAAAAATTATTAAACAGTATATGCCAGCGATCAATAAACTTGTAAACCAATATTTGCAAGTTCTTGACTTCTTTGTACACTTTAATCTAGACGAGTCATTTCAGGAAACTATACGGTCACGTCATCGCGATGAGTTTACCTATGACTCGTTCAGTGAAGGTGAAAAGCAACGTATTGATCTTGCCTTGCTTTTCACATGGCGTCAAATTGCTAAGATGAAAAATAGTGTTGCTACTAATCTTCTTATCCTTGACGAAACTTTTGATTCTTCTTTGGATCATGAGGGTGTAGATAATCTATTGAAGATATTATATACACTCGACGATGATACGAATGTATTTGTCATCTCTCATAAAGGTGAGATCCTTGACGGTAAGTTTAAATCAAAGATAGAATTCAAGAAAGAAAAAAACTTTAGCAAAATGGTTGCTTAGTGCTTTACTTTTGTCTCAAAATGAGTTATAATATGATACATATTTTTACACGGAGAAAACTATGGAATTGAATGAAACCACCATGTCGGTGTTAAAAAACTTTGCGGGGATCAATCAAAACTTATTGATCAACGAGGGTAATACAATTAAAACTATTTCGGAAGCGAGGAACGTTGTCGCCACTGCGGTTGTAGGCGAAGAGTTTCCACAGCGGTTCGGCATCTATGACTTGAATGAGTTTATTGGTGTGCTTGGACTCGTAGATAAACCAAACCTGAAGTTCGGTGAAGAATCAGTGACCGTCAGCGATGAGTCTGGTCGCTCAAGTATTAAATACTTCTTCTCACCTGAAGAAACTTTGACCTCGCCAACAAAAGATATTAACATGCCTGATGCAGACGTTTCGTTTGTATTGGATAACGAAACTATGAACAAGGTCAAACGTGCTGCAGCGACGTTGGGTCATAGCGAGTTGTCTATTAGTGCGAATGATGGCGTGTTAAAACTGTCAGTCGTTGACAGTACGAACTCAACTTCAAATGTTTATTCTATTGACCTTGACGGTAACTATCCTGAGGGTGCGGTGTTCAACTTTATTATGAGCATTCCTAACCTGAAGGTGCTACCAGGAGATTACGAGGTGAGTGTTTCATCTAAGTTGATCTCTCAGTTTAAGCATACTGAAATGAATGTTCGTTATTGGATCGCACTTGAAAAATCATCAACATTTGGAGTATAAAGACATGTCTGATAATACTAAAGAACTTATGAAACTGGGTAATCAAGTTTCTCGTTCTACAGTCGCCGTTATTGATGCCGTCAC